CCTATAATAAGTCTAAGAAAAAGAACTCTTAATCCCTTCCGCTGTTAAATAATAATGTATGAAGGACTTTGTCTTTGTAATATATGTACCAGGAAGTTTTGGTAGTTTTTTATCTAAAACATTAGAATTAAGCGACAGTGTAGCAAATAGATACACTAATGAAGCCCCGTGGTTTGATGATTTTGGTGCAGCTCATAAAAGTTTAAATAAATGGATAACAAATTTCCATCATGGGGATGATTTAAATAAGTGGATTCAACTTGATCCTATAAGTCAAAAAACATATGTTGCTAGTAGAACTGCTGAAGATGCCTATACAACATATGCAGGCTTTAAAAAAATACACAGATTTACTATACCAAAACAATCCAAATTACTTGAATCTAATTTTCCACTTGCACAATTTGTTACAATTACATTTGATAAGACGTATTTACCATTAATAGCAAAGCAAATGGCTACTAAAACATATAAAGATTGGCAAGAACAAGTAAACATGTCCGCTTCCAATATTGTAAAAGTATTAAAACTAGCACCATTTGAAGTTCAGCAACAACATTATTTAAAAATATGTACTGATAGAATTTTAGAATGTATGGATGATTCATCTAATGCTAATAATACTTTTGATCTAAAATCATTTTTTAATAGAGATACATATTTTAAAAAAATTAACTTATTGTGTAGCAAATTAAATATACAAGAGATAGATGAAACAAAGTTAAAAATAATGCATGATAAGTTTATGAGTGTTAAATACTAATATGGTCAACCCTCATAAATCTCTTGATGGCAATCTTGTAAAACGAGCACACGTAAAAGAATCATATACTGATGAACAATTATTAGAATTAGCAAAATGTGCTGATTATGATACTGGTGCAGATTATTTTTTAAATAATTATTTTTGGATACAACATCCACGTCGTGGCCGTATTGAGTATAAAGCATACGATTATCAAACAAGATTACTTAATAGTTATCACACTCATAGATTTAGTGTTAATTTAATGCCGCGTCAAACGGGTAAAACTACAACTGCCGCAGGTTATATATTGTGGTATGCCATGTTTATTCCTGACAGTGCAATATTAATTGCCGCACACAAGTATGCTGGTTCTCAAGAAATAATGCAACGTATACGGTATTCTTATGAAGATGTACCAGATTTTATACGTCCTGGCGTTTATAGTTATAACAAAGGTAGTATAGACTTTGATAATGGTAGCAGAATAATTAGCACAACTACTACTGAAAATACTGGGCGTGGTTTAGCACTCAGTTTGCTATACTTGGACGAGTTTGCATTTGTAAAACCCACTATTGCGAGAGAGTTTTGGACAAGTATTTCACCTACATTAGCAACAGGTGGTAAAGCGATTATAACATCAACGCCTAATAGTGACGAAGATCAGTTTGCTATGATTTGGCGTGAAGCAAATAAAACTATAGATGATTTTGGTAATGAAACTGTAGAAGGACGCAATGGATTCTTTGCATTTAGATCATATTGGAATGAACATCCAGAACGTGATGAGAAATGGAAAGCAGAAGAAATGGGGCGTATTGGTGCAGAGCGTTTTTCTAGGGAACATGATTGTGAGTTTATTATCCGTGATGAAACATTAATAGATTCCCGTATATTAGCAAGTTTACGTCCAACTGATGTTTTATTTAGGCACGGGCAACTCAGGTGGTTTGATAAGCCTAAGAAAGGGCATAATTATTTAATTTCATTAGATCCAAGTTTAGGCACTGGTGGAGATAATTCTGCAATACAAGTATTTGAAATACCAACAATGAAACAAGTTGCTGAGTGGATGCATAATAAAACACCTGTGCAAGGTCAAATAAAAATATTACGAGAAATTACTCATTATATTGCTGATGAAATAGATTATAAAGAAGATGATACACCACAAATTTGGTATAGTGTAGAAAATAATACTTTAGGTGAAGCGGCATTGGTAGTTATAAATGATTTAGGCGAGCAACAATTTAGAGGTGTATTTTTAACTGAATCTAGAAAACACGGAAATACAAAACTTTATAGAAAAGGATTTAATACAACTAATAAATCAAAGTTATTAGCATGTAGTAGGTTAAAAAATCTTGTTGAAACAGACAAAATAGAATTAAAAAGTAAAAATTTAATATCAGAATTAAAAACTTATATTGCTCGTGGTGCTGGTTATGCCGCGAAAGATACAGAGACAGATGATTTAGTATCTGCAACATTATTGATTATACGAATGAGTTATGAAGTAAGGCAATGGGATAGTGGATTATTTGACAGACTTGCGGGTGATTTAGATCAAGAACATGATATGCCTATGCCTTTTATAGTTGTTTAATATAAATACTATATATTATGAAAGAAATAGAACACATTGCAGAAGATTTATTTAATAAATTAAGATCAGTTTATCCAACACTACAAATTGGTGATGCTAGTGCTAGTAAAACATTAGATCCAGAAGAAGCTCGATTTTTTGATTTTGTATTTGAGCAAGCCGGTGTAGAAATTGGTAATGTTACTATTAGTTTAGTAGACGATCAGTTTAAGTTATATTATAGTAAAGATCTTACTGAAGATTTGGGTGATGATAAACAGCAATGGTTTAGCTTTCTACGTGAAATGAGGCAATTTGCAAAAAGGCGAATGCTTACATTTGATATAAGAGATATTACAAAATCTAATTTAGAACGTAAAGACTTTGAGTTTTTACGCAACCAACAATCAGAATATAGGGATTCCGATATGAATGAAGGTAAAATGTACGGTAGCATTAAAAGTAGTTACCAAGATTTAGGCGAAACAGCAAAAATTATTGTACGACATAAACGCCCAGTAGATGAGGACGTTAGAGGTTCACGCAGTAGACACATTAGCAAAATTTTTATTGAAAATACTGCTGGTGAAAGAGTACTGTTACCATTTAAAAATATACTAGGCGCTCGCGCAGCTGCTAGACATATTAGCGAAGGTGGGCAACTACATGATGATATTGGTAGTCATATTACTAATACAGTAGATCAAATGTCACAATTAAAACAGTTTATGAATTACAGCAAACGTAATAAACTAGTTAATGAAGATACACAAGATATATTTGAAAGTGTAGTTGATGTATATAAGAATATTAGAGAAGATTTAACAAGAATGTGCTCAAGCCGCGGCTATGATAAATTTGCTGAAAATTTTGAGCCAGTTGAAGAAATATTATCTGAAGAGAACTTAGACGAAATTAGAGATCATTTTACAGTAAAGAAATTTGATGAAAGTGTTTTTGAATCCCTGCCACTTATCAATAAAATTTATAAAACTGCAATGGAAAACAAAACAAATAAAATAAACCAAATTAGAGAGTTTATTGAAAATGGTGATCTTGTATTAGAGAGTTCTCCAAATAGTGATATGGTAGCTAGATCAGTACAACATTCAGATGTTAGAGATTTAGTGCATACAGTATTAGAAGATATTAGCATACGTATTGTTGATAATGACATTATTAAAGAGTTTGCATATTCAATGATGGGTAAAGAACTTACAGAGTCAGAAGAAAATGCATTAGCAGTTCAGTTGGCTAAAAAGTATGTAAGTGATCTTGGACGCATTAGTGAAGATGCTGAATACGAACAACGTGTAAGATTTATTGAAACTGAAGACACTGAATTTGTCGATGAAGCACATCTTGTGGATGAGTGGGCAGATAACATTGTTAATAAATTAGAAGAGAGTTTAAGTGCGCCTTAATGAAATATTATTTGAAAAGCGAAAAGATTACGAGTTTGTAAAAAAAGCTATACAGAACAAAAAATTATGGCCGGGATCTAAAGGTGATCCTTCCTCTGTCGGCGTTATAGGCGGCGATTCTGGAAATACATTTATTACACGTGGTCCAGCACAATACGCTAAACAAGGCTCGTCTAAGTATATAAATCCTAATAATGCTGGTCCACTTCCTATACAAGGGCCAACTCAAACAGTAGCTCCTTCCGAAGTCAAAGTACCAGATACCTCAAAAGTTAAAGATCCATCCACTGCGTTCCGTGGAGAAGGAGAATTAGGTTGGACAGAGCCCGGTACTGTAACTGTTCCTGGCCGAGTGGGCTCACCATTTCCTTCTGATGAGCAAATAAGAGACCCAGCAGTTCGCCCGGTTACAGCATTTGGAGGAGAAGGAGAATTAGGTTGGACAGAGCCTAGTACTCAGGGCGGCCCTGTTGATAATGAACAAGACCGCGATGAGTCTCCCGCCTTTGCCCCGGAACTCGCACTCGCAGCCGAAAAACGGCGTCTTGAAGCCGAAGCACACGCCGCCGCCTTATTACAAGATAAAAGCCAAATTGAAAAACGAAATGCGATGGAAGTCCGCATGGCCGCATATCTTGCAAAGAAGGAAATAGAACGTCAGAGACTTGTAGCCAGCCAAACTAAAATTGCAGATGATAAATTAATAAAAATTAATGACGATTATAAAGCAGCTTTGGCTGCCGCGGCGGCATCTAAACAAAAGGCTGAGGAAAATAGATTAAAAGATATAGCAGACAAACAAAGACTAGAAGCAAGATTGATAGTAGCACAAAAAATGGCGCTCGCCACAGCTGCCTCAGATGCACGACTTATTAATACTGGTGAAAAATATGCTGACAAATTAATTAAAGATGCTTTAGAAGACGTGGGTGATGCAGAGTACGCCGCGGCGATAGAAGCACAATTTTATGCAGATATACGAAGAGCAATAATGTCTGATATAGAAAGAGAAAAAGTATTGAAAGAAAAATTAGCTGCGTGGAAATTAGAACAAGCCAAAATAGAAGTAACTAATCAAGATAGGGTTAATGCATTAGTGCAAGGTGATCCAGATGATGACGATGCAATGTCCGTGCTTACTGTTGCTGAAATTCGGAGCCTAATTGATCGGCAGGCAAAAGAGAAAGTAGAAGTAAATGTAGATGATTTTTCTAAGATTGCTGTAATGACATTAGAAGCAGATAAAATTGTTAACCCTGGGGATCGATTTCACCCTCCTAAGTCTTTTTCCGCTAAAGAGATTGAAGACGGATGGAAGGACCTCAAGCTTGAGGTTGGCAAACCAATTACACATCCCGCTATACATCATAAAAATGGAATTGTAGCCGAACGAGCACGAGAGTCACTGAATCTTTTAAATAAAAAAATGATGGCTTCCGGACAGATAGACGAAAATGGAAATTTGACCGCTTACGGTAAAGGTTTATCAGAAGGAAATGCAACGGATTGGTTGAAATTCATTACAGATAATGATTCTAAAATAATTGGAGGTGTGCTAATTGCGGCGGCGGCCGCAGGCGTATTTGCCATTATATTTTGGCCACCAGCTACAATAACTGCGATAGCGGCAGCCGCGGAGATAAGTGCGACCGTGAAAGCTGCATTAATAGCAGCTGGCTTACTAGCAGTGGCAAAGACGGCCAGTGCCGGTGATGGTCGAGCTCCTCCTATACGACGTCCTATAACTAGTTTCCCAAGTAATAATTTTAATTATGATTTTAATACTATGACTCTTGCTGATATTAATGCAGAAATAAATAGAATAAACACTGAAATGAGAAAACCTGGTGGATATACTAAAGAACTAGATGATAGATTAATAGTATTAAAGAAACACAAACGTATTAAGCAAAGAAATAAGTAAAATAAAAAGATTCAAAAAAACCATAAAAACCCCCTCATATTACTTGACAAACTAAATACAATATCGTATAATGTATATTAATGTGCATTGTATGATCAGGCACATTTTAGGCAAATAACAGACAAGAGGCATATTATTATGGCATCATTAGCAGAGATACGAGCGCGGCTACAGGCTCAAGACAACCGAAGTAGCACACAATTTAGTGGCGACAACGCCATTTATCCTTTCTGGAATATCCCAGAACAATCCACAGCAGTTATAAGGTTTTTACCCGATGGTACCGAAAGTAATCCATTTTTCTGGGTAGAAAGGCTTATGATCAAGCTTCCTTTTAACGGCATTAAGGGCGACAGCGATACTAAAAAATGCTTTGTCCAAGTTCCGTGTATGGAAATGTTTGGAGAAACTTGCCCAGTATTAACCGAGGTCCGTACTTGGTTTAAGGACGCAAATCTTGAAGATATGGGTCGTAAATATTGGAAGAAACGTTCTTACGTTTTCCAAGGATTTGTTTGTGATAGTCCTCTCGCAGAAGACACAGTTCCAGAAAATCCCGTACGCCGATTTATTATCGGTCCACAGATTTTCCAAATCTTAAAAGCGGCATTAATGGATCCCGAGTTAGAGGAACTTCCAACTGATTATACACAGGGTTTGGATTTTCGTCTGACAAAAACAACCAAAGGCGGGTATTCCGATTACTCCACATCATCTTGGTCACGACGTGAACGAGCGTTAGATAAGGATGAAGTAGGTGCTATTTCAGAACACGGCTTGTGGACTTTAAGTGACTTCCTTCCGAAGAAACCCGAAGAAACAGCAGTGAATGTTATCAAAGACATGTTTGAAGCATCTGTTGATGGTAATCTATACGATCCTGATCTTTATGGTCAGTATTTCCGTCCTGTTGGTATGTTTAGACCCGAAAACGGTAAAAACGGTACTAATAATTCCACAACTTCAGAAGCAACCACTACCGCAACTGAAGAAAAGGAAGTAAAACAAGAAGAGAGTGTCTCCGAAACTCCAAAGAGTAGTGGCGGTTCTAAAGCAGAGGATATTTTAGCGACTATCCGCTCAAGACAGAATCAGTAAAATAAGTTAGGGATCATTAAATTGTGCAGATAGTATTTAATAATACTGGTGATACTATTGAATTAGAACCAAATAAAAAAGTATTTGAATACTATACTAAACATTTAAATGATAGTAATACAAACAACTTTAACGTAGCCGGTAATGATAAGTTACCGGCCGCGTTAACCCAACTATCAGAATCATTGACAATTGTTAATGATTTTTTTAAAAAACATTTTAAATTGGATACTTTTAGTCCATTTGTTTCTCAGTCTTTAATTGATCAAGAAGTTCTTAATAAAGTACATAAAGCTTGGGTTAAAATTCAGTTTCAATATAATGACAATTTAGTAAGACTATTAGGTAATATAGATAAAACATTGTTACAACATTTTATATATATAAATTCACAATTACATCTTATAGAAAAAAATTTTAATTGGCAATGTACAAATTATATAGCAGAATCTAAAATTCATGTAGAATTTGAAGATGACCTTGCTGAGAGAGTATGTTTAAATAAATTAGAATTAGATATATTGGATTTTAATGTATGGAATATTCGTCTTATTTTCAATGATCAAGGTAGGCAAACATATAGTAAATGGAAATGGGGTGATTACACACCTACAGATATAGATACTAGTGATTTTATATGGTTTGTGGGAGAAATAAAAATAGATTTACAACGTCCAATAGTAAATCTAGCACCGCCAGAGTATATAAAATGGTGCAAAATATATAATATACCAGTAATTGGCACTGAAGTTGGATTAGCAAATATAAAAAATTGGTGGGAGAATTTAACACAAGTACGAGAAATATTTTTAAGAAATATAGAAAAAGGAAATACCTTTAGTTTAGTAAATATGTAATATGATTATCGATTCACTTAAACAATTTAAAAAAATTCCAAATGCTGATCGGATTAAAACTGAATATAAAATTCCGTGGTTAGAATTAGATATAGAAGTACCAACTAAAGAAATACTTAAAGAATACTTAAATGTACAATCAGATGCTGTTTTACATAGATATGCTGATAAAGTATTAGGTGCTGAGCATAAAGGTTGGAGAAGTTTAGTATTACACGGTGTTGATAAGCATAGTACAGAAGATGTTGAAGGAGAACGTTCTTGGACAGAGATTGCAGATAAGTGTCCAAACACTGTTCGGTGGGTTAAGGATAATTTTATAACTAATGAAAATACTGGTAGAATTAGATTCATGCATTTAGATCCCGGAGGTTATATTTTACCACATCATGATAGAGAACAAAAAAAGTTACAAGAAATAAATGTTGCAATACAACAGCCAGAAGGGTGTGTGTTTCAATTTTTAGAACGCGGTGTTATTCCATTTGAGGACGGCAAAGCATTTATAATTGATGTAAGTAATCAACATATGGTATATAATAATTCAAATCAATTGAGATTGCATATGATATTGCATTGTAATATATCAGATGAATTAATAGAGAGAAGTTATGAGAAGAGCTATTATAGTACATAATTGTGATAATGATAGTTTGCTTCGTTTAACTCAAACTAAATTATTTTATGATGCAAAAAATCAAGGATTAGAATATTTTAGTGATTGTATTACTGTAAAAAATTATAATGAAGCATATAAAATAGCAAAAGATAACGATTTAGTTTTACAAACAGGCGACTTTATAACTACTTCTTATAGGGGAATACATCGTAATGAAAAATATGTACATAATATTGAATGGTGTGAAAGTAAAAAAGGACATGAAGAATGTGTTATAAAATTTGATCAAGATAAATCCATTGATTATAAAAAACGACGATATGAGCAGGGCTCAAAGCAAAATTATATTATAGAAAATATTTTAAAAACTGTAATTATTAGTAAAAAAATGTTATATTTAGAAAATACAGAAGATCCCGAAATACGATTTCGTGGGTGTAGATTATATCCTGGTCCTGCTGAAAATTTTAATTATATAGAAAAATTAAAAGATATGAAACATTTTTATGGACTAGCTAGCGGGTGGAAATCTATGATTCATGCTGTACAAAATGATTATGAATCAGTTACTGTGTTTGATAAAAATCAAAAACAATTAGATTTTACAAAAAAATTACACAGTTTGCCAGTTCTTCCAGATACAATTGAAGAAAAGCATGGCAAAGAAGTAGCAATTTATGGTGAATATGTACCAACTGAATTTGTTAAAGATAATTGGTCTAAGTGGCATGAATTAGATGTAAAATTTGAGTTAATTAACCTATTTGAATTACCTAGATTTAAACCAAATAGTGTAGTTTGGGCCAGTAATGTATTCCATTATGAAGCAACACTATTTGAGTATGGTTATGACTATGTAAAAAACAAACTAGAAGAATTGACAGAATTAAATTTAGACTGTATAATATTAAGTAAGTGAGAGGAAACTATGGTAAAACCATTTGATGTATCAAAATTTAGACGAGATATTACAAAATCTATAGACGGATTGTCTGTAGGTTTTAATGATCCAACAGATTGGATCTCAACAGGCAACTACTGTTTGAATTATCTCGTAAGTGGAGACTTTTATAAAGGTGTTCCGCTAGGCAGAGTAACAGTACTTGCTGGTGAATCAGGTTCAGGCAAGTCATATATTGCGGCAGGTAATATTGTGCGAGCGGCACAAGAGCAAGATATTTTTGTAGTATTAATAGATAGTGAAAACGCTCTTGATAAAGAGTGGTTAGAACGAATTGGTGTTAATACTGACGAAGATAAACTTATGCGATTAAGTATGAGTATGATTGATGATGTTGCTAAAACTATTAGTACATTTATGAAAGATTATAAAACAATGCCTGAGGAGGAACGCCCTAAGATGTTGTTTGTTATAGATTCACTTGGCATGTTACTTACTCCAACTGATGTAGATCAGTTTGATAAAGGTGATATGAAAGGCGATCTAGGTCGCAAACCCAAAGCATTGACAGCATTAGTTCGTAATTGTGTTAATATGTTTGGTGGGTATAATGTTGGTTTAGTAGCAACAAATCATACTTACGCATCACAAGATATGTTTAATCCAGATGATAAAATTAGTGGTGGACAAGGGTTCATTTATGCATCTTCAATAGTAATTGCTATGAAACTTTTAAAGTTAAAAGAAGATAGTGAAGGAACCAAAACATCACAAGTACATGGTATACGAGCCGCTTGTAAAGTAATGAAAACACGTTACGCAAAACCATTTGAGGGAGTTCATGTTAAAATTCCTTATGAACAAGGCATGGATCCATATAGTGGATTACTTGAGATGTTTGAATCACAAGAATGGGTTAAAAAGAGTGGTAACAGATTAGGTTATACTTGTAAAGATGGAACAGAGATATTAGAGTTTAGGAAAGGATGGATTGGTGAGAAATTGGATGTAGTAATGGAAGATTTAATTCGTCGTAACTTTAACGTTTCAGCACAAGAGAAAGAAACGGAAGATTAACATAAATAACTCTAAAAACGAGGATCATTTGTGGAAGATACTGTTCTAATACATATTTGGGATATACTTAAAGCATATATACCTAAAAAAGAATTACCAACAGCGGCGGAACAACTTGTAACATATTTAGATGGAGATGATATTATACCTACTAGTGAATTAAATGAACTAGGGGGATCTTGTCCAGTAATAGCAGATGTATTAGCAAATTTATATGATGATATAGAAGAGTTTGATGACGAAGATGATTGGTAATTATGACTTGGTATAATAAAGTAGTTCAAGATTTGGGAAATATTCCTGACGCATTGGAGTATTATGAAGGTGAATTAATACCAGCAAAAAAAGATGTTAAAATAAAAGGAATATTAGAAAGAAATTCGTCAGAATTACCTGGTGTGGTAGAACACAGGTTCAATCAGTTACAAGAAATAGAAGCAATATTACAGTTTCTAAATATACAATTAAAAAAAGTAAGGCGTAAGCATTTTAAAAACTATTTGGAAGGCTATCAACGAGCCTTGACTGCTCGTGATGCTGAGAAGTATGTTGATGGAGAAGACGAGGTAGTAGACCTCGAAACCATTATTAATGAAGTTGCACTTGTAAGAAATAAGTGGCTAGGCATCATTAAAGGGTTAGATGTAAAACAATTTCAGGTAAGTAATATTATAAGGTTAAGAACTTCTGGTATGGAAGATATTACTGTATGATGGATGCTGATAAACAAGAAGAATTGCGGCGAAAAATATATGGAGACTACGTAGGTCTTAAAGAATCTGCTGAAAGATTCTTTCCATTTATTTCACATGATTTATTCACAAATATGATACATGTTTGTGATTTTGGTTGTGGAGATGGAAATACTACTCAATGGTGGTGTGATCAAGCACCTTATGATAAAGACCAACCATATAAAAATCATACAAAAGTTTCTGGTATAGATTTATTAAGTAAAAATACAGATAAATTTGAGTTTACACAAGGTGATATTCTTAATATGCCTTATAAAGACGATGAATTTAATGCTGGTTGGTGTCATCATACATTACAACAAATAAACGATCCTATTGCAGGATTACTAGAAATGCGTAGAGTAATGACTAGTCATTCATTATTATATATTGTTGTATCACAAACACTAGATACAGAGTTTGGGCGATTAAAAACTAAATTTGATCAGTTTGATAGAACTTTTTATACTTTACCAACACTAATTAGGCAGTTGGCTATGACTGGATGGGATTGCCGCAAAGGATATTTTAATAAAATATTTAATAATCGTAATATATATGCAGTAATAAGCCCAAAACAAGATTGGATTGAACCAAGCGATCCTTATGAATTAACCATGGTTGATTTAATGGATAGAAAAGTATTGCCTGAAAGTACTGATAAAATGATCAAAGATAAAGGTTATTTTGATGAAACTGCATTAATGTTGAAATGGTTGTCCGGATCTCTAACAGATTATAATACAAGGGTATAAGTATTAATATGGGTTTTCCAATTATACAAAACAATCAAGTAAGAGTTAAACCGTGCAAGTATGGTGATATGTCTTACAATATAAATGACACTGTAATTGGTCGTAGTTTAGACACTTATGGTGAATATGCTGAAGCAGAATTAGCATTAGCGTCACAATTATTACGTCCAGGTGGTAAAGTAATTGATGTTGGGGCCAATATAGGCACTCATTCAATATTTTATAGTAAATTAGTTGGTAATGAAGGTGAAGTTTATGCCTTTGAGCCTAGCCATTTAAATTACTTTTTTCTTGTAACCAATTTAACCATTAATAGTGCATTTAATGTAACACATCTTAAAGCGGCTGTTGGAACAGAAAAACCTTTGTACTTACCTATTAATAAAGTTGATGATAAAATTAATCACGGAGCATTAAAAACAACAAGTACAGAAGGTGATGATAATTTTGAGAAGTGTGCTGTATTTAAATTAGATGATATTGGATTAGATTATTGTAATCTTGTAAAAGTAGATGTTGAAGGTAATGAAGTTGATGTGTTAAAAACAGGCGAACAAATGTTCTCTACAATGCGTCCATTTATTATAGCCGAATGTCAAGAAAATCAAAAGGAAATATTACAATTTATTAAAGATATTGGGTATGAATGTTATTGGGTGCCCACGCTAAATTTTAATCCAGAAAATTATTTTGAAAGTAAAGAATGTATATTTGATGATCCAGAAAGTGTAGTATCAAATATATTTGCTTATCCTAAAGAACTAGATATTGATGTTACTAATTTAACTAAGGTAAAAAGTATAAATGATAGGTGGAAGCCGGCTAAGAAAACTAAAAAGAAAACATCTAAAAAGAAGGCTAAGAAGAAAACTACGAAGAAATAGCAATTAGTTCGTATTCAACGCCTATATTGGGTAATGGCTTTTTATTTGTAAAATCATAATAAGTTCCCATTGTAAATCCATTATCTTTAAAATACTCATTTATATTTAAACCTAAACATTCGTTAACAAAATCGCCACCAGCAGTAAAAATTATACCACCTTTTAACACAATATTACGCATTGCATAGTCTATAGAAAACTTTCTTAACTTGGGAGTCCATCTAAAATCCCCTGCATCCACATTACAAAATCCAAGATTCATATCTTCTAAATCATATATGTCCTTTTCAATAATGCTTGGGTGATCAAGAGGATTCCATAAATCTATTCCAATACAGCGATTACCATATTGCCTATATAATATATCAAAACTAACACCAAAATTAGTGCCCATTTGCATAAAATGACCACTTGCAGGTTTCAACATACCAGGCAAGACGTGTTCAAACATAAAACAGGATCTTGACATATAGCCATGATTGTGCCCATTCACACCTACGTCCTTAAACCAAAAATCAAAGCATTCTTGGGATTTCTGCGTGATTTGGGGTTCAGTAAGATCCATAGCAATATTTATGGGAATATACCAAGTTAAGTATTTGATTATATAAGCAGTTCCTAATATGCCCTAGATACCCTATAAAATATTGGGTTATTGCCCTAGATACCCTATAAAATATTGGGTTTATGCTCAAAAAACCAGCAATTTCAGCAAATTTTCACCAGAAATATCAGAAATTCGTAGTTCATCAATGAAATCAAGCACTTAGAGTCATAAAAAGAGTGACAAATCTGCTCGATATGTTAGAGTAGTATAGTAAGTTAAGAAACAGAGAGTTACCCAAGTGCTAGTAGACCAAGGTTGTTTTAAGATTTTATACCGCGAGCCCGAATTAGGCGGTGCGCGGACTTTCCTCTCTGCCAGTACTGCGACGCTTATGGACGCGGTAGCAGAGTTTAATTTAATCAAAGGTGGATTTGATACCCCCCTTACTGTTGAGCGGTATGGGATTGAGGGTAACCTTACACACCGTTGGAATATGGATGGCCGTTATAGCGTCCCAAGATGTGTAGTTGAAACTGATCGTCACTCACGGAGATAAAGATGGCTTATATACGAACAGACGAAGTAAAGGAAATCCGGAATACTCTTAAAGAGGAATTCGGGCCCGATTTGAAATTTGGAGTAAAAAAGGAATCCGGTGGCATAGCAGTACGGATCACCCTCAAGAAGGGCAATGTTGATTTTTCCGACATAACAGGACGCGAAGGTGATCTTGGTTATGCCCAAATCAATCAGTACCACTTGGGCAACTACGGTGATCACCGTCCCTTGTTTGAAGACATTATCAACGTTATTAAGAAGGCACCCGGAAAAGCAGAAGGCGGCCGGGAATGGTTTGATAAAAGTGATGCGATGGTGGATTATTTCCACACCGCTTTTTACTTTAACCTCGAAGTAGGGAATTACAATAAACCCTACGAATTAGTTTAACCGACATAGCAAGGAGCGAATTATGTCTGAATATGTAAAAGTAGTAAAAGGAACACACGGCGGAAAAACTGTAGAAGATGTAGTGTTTCCGTTAGTGGGGGGTTATCGCTTAGGTAAAAATGGTGGTTTCATCACTGTTGATGGAACCGGCAATCCACTTTTCCCACAGCGAAACATTCGTATTAAGGTAGACAACCCACTACTTTACACACGAGTTGGCGAGTCCGTTGCTGAAGAAGAAGCTGCCAAGATGTCTGGTGAGTCTGTTGTGTCAGCAGAAACAGATGAAGAGATTATGGAACGAATCGCTGAGCGATTTAATATTCTCAAAAGTATGACTGAAGCCACTATTAATGGTGATGTCCGTGGTTTGATTGTGACGGGCCCTCCAGGTGTTGGTAAGTCCTACATTGTAGAAACTACACTCGAAAGAGCATCTTTATTCGATAAAATAAAAGGAACGAAGTTGCGGTATGATGTAGTTAAGGGTGCAATGACTGCCCTAGGACTGTACGCCAAACTGTACGAGTACAGCGACCCGAGTAATGTCCTAGTGTTTGATGACTGCGACACAGTATTGTTTGATGACTTGTCACTAAACATATTGAAAGCGGCGTTGGATACTGGTAAGCGCCGCAGGATCCACTGGAATGCTGATAGTCATAAACTGCGTGGTGAAGGTATCCCCAACTCTTTTGACTTTAAGGGATCAGCAATTTTTATAACGAACGTAAATTTTGAGCACGTTCGTAGTAAGAAGATTAAAGATCACCTCGAAGCACTTCAGTCGCGGTGTCACTATTTGGACTTGACGCTCGATACAATGCGCGATAAGATACTCCGTATTAAGGATATTGCCGGAAGTGGAGAATTATTTGCAGGGTATGCTTTAAATGATGCGGCTCAGAAAGAGATTTTGGACTTCATGGAAGAAAACAAAGACAGGCTTAGGGAAATGAGCCTACGTATGGCACTTAAGATTGGCGATCTTCGCAAGATGTCAAAAGACAATTGGAAGCGCCTTGCCGAGACAACGGTAATGACTCGGCCAAAGGTCATAGCGTAATAGAACAATAATAATAATTTCCTATAGGATATATATAGTTTCGCTCCAACTATAATTATATCCACACCCTGGGGGAGATTATTAATAATCTCCCCTTTTATTGATTATGACATACGAAAATTGTTGGCACGTTAAAATAGAAAACGATAGTATTTTAGTTAAAGTACCTAACTTTGATATTGAAGTATGGAATGAAGATCCTGTGACAAAAATATCTCAAATGTTCTATGCTTATGTTAAAGAACATGATGAAATAGTTTATTGGGACACAGATAAAGAAGTATGGGTTTTTAATTTAACTGAGCGTAATCTTTTTTTCCTTTATAATTATCTTGATGATACTAGATCAGGAGAAGATGTTATATTTGATGAAGATGTTTCTTATTATTTAAAAGAGATTAGCAAGGTAGAATCCCAAATACAAAAATATCTTATTCAATTAGATTATATTAATGACAAGCCTTATATTAAAAATGCGAGTAAAGAATTAAAAAGATATATTAAGAAAAATAAATTGAATTCAGTTTATGAGTTAGTAGATAAATCAGTTGAATTATGTTATGGACTCAGTAATAATGTAATTAAATTATTAGATGAATCTGTTGAACATATTATGATTAGTAATCAATATGTCACTTTATATAATGGTGATGAAGATGAACAAAAGAAACTAAAAGAAATTATTCAATATGCTTTAAAATATAATAGAACACCAATAGTATTTTATCATCCTGGAACTCGTGTTCAAACGCCTGCTAATAAAAAATATCACCCAACATTTAGTGATTTAGTAACAGGAGTAATAAACGATATTATAAACAAAAATAAAATAAGTGTTATAAAAGAACCAGTATCAGATTATATGAAATCTATACCACCACTTAATTTTAAACTAAATTGTCATGTTTATTATACTTACTCATTGCAGGCAATTATACAAAGTCAAATTAAACCACAATTAATATTTTTTACACGATTGGTTAATGAAGCAAGTTTTAACATCTTTCTTGACCAAATACCCAAAGTATGTTATTATAGTAATGTAAAGACTAGTGACCATGGTATGGTTGGTCCTGGAAATAATTATTATGCCAAAGTGTAAATTATATCTTAAAGATGAAGTTAATTGTAAGTTTGAAGGTTTAGATTTATCTGACAGGCGAAAACTATCTAATAAATTTAAGCATGATATACCTCATGCAAGGTTTATGCCAGCAGTACGATTAGGACGATGGGATGGTAAAGTAAGTTTTTTTCAATTAGGTGGTAGTACTTATATTAATTTATTGTCAGATATACTAGAAGATTTAGCACATTATAAAATAGATTTAATAGATTATCGTAAGTCATTTGATTTTCAATTTGAAACTGTAACTGAAGTTAGTTATAGTGAATATAAATGGCCTAAAAATCATACGCATGAAGGGCAGTCTATTATATTGCGAGATTATCAAGTAGAAGTTATTAATAATTTTCTACAAAATCCGCAATCAATACAAGAGGTGGCAACAGGTGCAGGGAAGACTCTTGTTACCGCAATACTCAGTCACAAGTGTGAGCCGTATGGTAGAACAATAGTTATAGTTCCCAACAAGAGTTTAGTTACTCAAACAGAGGAAGACTATGTCAACTTGGGTTTAGACGTGGGTGTGTTTTACGGGGATAGAAAAGAGTTTGGTCGCACTCATACTATATGTACCTGGCAATCCCTAAACATATTGATGAAGCGTACTCGCAATGCTCAAGCAGATATAACGTTTGAAGACTTTATAGAGGGCGTTTGCTGTGTGATAGTGGATGAAGTACATCAGAGTAAGGCAGACGTGCTCAAGCAGTTATTGACCCAGCAATTGGCTCATATACCCCTGCGTTGGGGATTAACAGGAACCATACCCAAGGCGCAATTCGAATGGCTGTCACTGCAAGTTAGCATAGGGGAAGTAGTTAATAGGGTGGCCGCTGTAGACTTGCAGGAGAAGGGCATTCTGGCAAACTGTCACGTTAATATCGTGCAGTTACAGGACTATGGTGAGTATACTAGCTATCAAAGTGAATTGAAGTATTTAATTACTAATGAGGACAGGATCTCGTATATAGGTGAGTTTTTAAATGATGTTAAAGATAGTGGTAATACTTTAATACTAGTTGATAGAATTAGTGCTGGTAAAGCAATACAATTAAAATTAAAGAATAGTGTTTTTATTAGTGGTGCTACAAAAGCAGAAGAACGCAAAGAGCATTATGATGAAGTAAGAACAGCAGAAGCAAAAATTATTATAGCAACGTATGGCGTTGCGTCAATAGGAATTAATATTCCTCGCATATTTAATCTTGTGTTACTTGAACCAGGAAAAAGTTTTGTGCGAGTAATACAAAGTATCGGACGTGGCATCCGTAGAGCAGAAGACAAAGACTTTGTTCAAATATGGGATATAACAAGTACTTGTAAGTTTGCAAAACGCCACTTAACAAAGAGGAAAAGTTTTTATAGGGAGGCAGAATATCCATTTACTGTAGATAAAATTAATTGGCAGTGACTAAATATTGATATGAGTACACAAGTTCGTGATCTTTATAATAAGCACCACGAAGTATCTGAAGACATCAAATTACTCAAAAACTCTATTAAGATTCTTAACGAGGAGCTAGACAAGACAAAGTCTGATAATAAAAGTCTTCAATCTGAGATTCTTTTATTGGTAAAGCAATTAGCATCTCTTGAAAAAGTTGTTAATGTATTACATTTAGCACAAAAATTAAAAGACCAAAAAAATATAGCAGATAAAGCAGCTGCTGGAACACCTGTTGGAACTACTACTGCCGGAGGAATATATGTACCACCGGGTATAGTACCTAGTCCAACTAATGTTGCTAAAGGTCATGGTGATGCTAATACACCACCATCTACGCCAAATATAATTTCTGGACAATCATCCATGGGTGCGGATTCAAAAGGCCAACCATATTGGATTAATGATCCAGTAAAAGGAATAGTAAAAAACCCTAACTATATTCATTCAAACACAAATGATAAAAAAAATGACGACGATAATCCAGCAGACAAGGGTGTTACAGCAGATCAATCACCTCCTATTTAATTCAATTATAACAAAGGAAATCAATGAGAATACACACGTTAGACGATAAGGCATTTTCTATGAATAAAATGCCAGAAAAAGTAGATGATGTTCGTTTTTGTATATTAGATAATAGTGATCCTAAAGATCCAGATTATTTTTTTATACCTTTAATCTTTTTAGAAAGTTTTAATGCGCCAGCATTAGTAATACAATTAGGAAAAGATCAAATAATGATGCCAGTTGATTGGCACATTGTAGTGGGTAGTCCTGAGGTGGGTGACTTGGAAGTGTTACCTTTAACAAGCGTAAATGATAGGGGTTTTGAGGCATTTTTATATAATTGTCTTAGTGGGTATATGCATGAGTATAGAGAAATAGATATTGTTGACATTTATACAGAAGTTAAATGGTATTTTCCAAAACTTAAAACAGGACA